ATGTGGTAGTAGAGTCGACCGTCTACGTACCACCGCTTGAATATCTCGTAGGAAAGGTTCTGAAAGTCGAGGAGCTCGAGTATCGTTTCAAACTCGTCTTGAATCTTACTCTTGATTCCGGCTGACGTCTTGAGCTCGTCGAGCTCTATCGAGACCGGCACGTCTGCCGTGTCGTCGACTACGATGGCTTCGTTAACTATGTCGTCGATGGCAGCCTCGGCCTCCGGCTGCATGGAGATCTCTCGGTACCGAGTGACGAGCTCGCCCTCAGTCTTAGCGGTACCCTCTAGGTCGACGAAGGTGCCGTACGCGCCACCGGGTGATATCTCGACCGCACCGTCGTCTTTTGACGGTGGAGCAAAGGACGGTACGTCTGAGGCGCGCTGAACAGCGTCGTCTATCTTACCGATCCTAAAGCCGAACAGTTCTATCGCCACGATTCAATCCTTAAAATGAAATGGGCCCGTCGTATTTATCGACGAGCCCACTAGGTGGAGAGTGACTCAGAGACGTTAGACGTCGAGCGATCCGGTCGTGGTCGGAGCCACTACGTCCCAGTAGTCGTAGGCAAAGTCGACGGTGAAGGACTCCACAGCGTCTGCGTTGTCCCAGCTCAGGTCGATGGTACCGATCGTCTGTGGGAAGATGTTGACGAAGCGGTAGGTGCGTACGGGAACGCCGACCTTAGAGTACTGAGTGACTGTGGCGGTCGTGCGGTAATCGGCGCTAGCCGCTAGTGCGGCGCTGCGAAGGTTGGCCTGGTGGCGGTTGATTAGGTTCGACCAAGTCTCCATCGCTTGCCTGACCTGAAAGTCTTCGTCGTTCAGGATGGTAGCAGTCCAGTTCGGAAAGGTGCGAGTGCCTGCTACCTTGAGCTGGCGACCGAAGTATGGAATGCTGATCACGGAGAGGTCGCTCGAAGGAATCTGAGCCGCGTTGCAGGTGAACGCGATCCTTGCGCCGACGTTCGGCACGCCGTTGGGCGTGTCGACGATGACCTGGAAGAGTGAGGGACGAGCGCCGCCGAGTGGCAGGCCCGCCGCGGAGAACTGATTGATGTTAAAACCCATTGCTTTCTACCTCTCCTAGTTTTTAGAACCGGCCTACGATCTCGGTGAAGTCGACGCCGGTGCGCACAGCGACGAAGTTCAGCTGGATGAAGTTGATCGAGCGAGCAGGCTTGACATAGATGTCGCCCACGAACTCGTTGCGATCGATCACCTCAGGCGTGTTGTTCGTCTCGTCGCAGACGACGCGGAAGTCATAGATGCCGCGGCGACCCTGAACGTCTCTTAGGAACGGCTCGACGAGGTTGCGGAACTGAGCTCGAGTGAACTCATCGTTGAACTCGAAGAGCGTGAACTTAGCCGCGGTCGAGATCGCCTTCTCGAGGACGATGAAGAGGCGGCGTACGTTGATGCGGTCGAACGCGCTCGGTTTAGCGAGCAGAGTCTTGTCGCCGTACAGTACAGTTCCCTGACCTGGGAAGGTCACGACTGGGTTGATGCCGTTCTTGTACAGCTGGTCGCGCTGACCCTTGTTGGCGTTGTAGGCCAGGCGGATGACGTTCTTAACCTGACCGCGGTTGAAGCCGGCCGGGCTGTACCATGGGTCGCGCTCGAGGTCGGTGCGAGCCATGAGGCCGGCGATGTCGCCGTTCATAGGGACGTAGCGGTAGACGTCGTTGTACTTGTCGTACTGATACTTGTACGAGTTGTCGAGAGTCGCATAGGACGAGGACGGCAGTAGGTTGCGGAAGGTGATCGTGTCGTCGACCTCCTTGCCTACGTAGTTGCCGTTGTTCACGACGTCTGCGCGACGTGGGCTGACGACCGCAATGCAGTCCTTGCGAGCTTCAGCAACGTTGTTGATGATGTGGATCGCTCGAGTCTGGTTCGTCTCACCCGCCAGCACGAACGAGACGTCGACCGCCTCGGGGTTGTTGAACAGGTTGTAACCGACGATGTAGTCTGCGTCGCGAGGCGTGTCGCCGTCGCGCCCGAGGACGAGGCTGTCGTTGATCGGGCGGCTCTGAGTGCCGGTACCGAAGTTGACGCTGGCAGCCGCCTTACCGATGTTCGTGACGCCGGTCAGAGCACCAGTCCACCATACGTACTTGGAGTTGAGGTTGACGACGTCCTTGTAGTAGTTGCCGGTGCCGTCGGCAGTCATCGCGTCGCTGGCCTTAGACACCTTCGAGAACCTCTCGAGGACGGTGTTGGCCGAGCCGCTGATGCTGCCGTCCTCGTCGGCGACGACGACGTGCATCTCGTCGTTGGACCCGCTGCGGACGAGCGCGTAGTCGGACGAACCTGGAGCTGCGTCGAAGTAGTTGTAGAACTCCCAGCGGCGAGTTACGCTAGCCTGAGAAGTGGCGGTGTTGCCGACGTACTTAGACTGTAGAGTCAGCGAAGTGTTGTTAGTGACAGCGCTGACGCGAACCTCGGCGCGGTCTGGACCAGCGAGAAGGATGTCGCCGACGCGGATCTGATTGTTGAAAGTCGTGGTCGAACCGGTCACCGTCACGCTGTTGTTGGTGAACGTGAGAGTTCCGGATAGAGTCGACTGCCAGGCATTGGCGGTCGGGCATACTGACACGCGGAGGGTGTTACCTAGGTCGCCGGGGTACTTCGCGATCCAGTTACCGACTCCAGTGATGCCGGACGAGTAGTTTGTCTCATAGTCGTCGGAGCTCTTTACGACGGTGTTCTTGGTGTTGGCCGCGTTCGAGGTTGCGTTGCGAGCCGCCTTAGTGTCGGTCGTCAGCGTCGCAGTGTTTGAGCCGCGGACGACACGGACGACGTACAGCTTGTTTCCGTAGGCGAGGAAGTTTGCTCCAGTGAAGAAGTCGACGTACGTGTTGGCGTTTGGCTCACCAAACTGAGCGACGAGCTCGTCTTCAGTCGCTACCAGGACTCTCTTGTTTACCGGACCCCACTTAGAGTGGGCCGCGATACCCGCCTCGGTCGTGCTTACGGCCGGGATGATAGTCGTAAGATCGACTTCGCTAACGTTTACGCCTGGAGAAACCTGAAAAGCCATCGCCGTCTCCCTCTCTGTGCGGACGAGTTATAGTTCGTTCTTCCTATTTATATTTCGGTGGTTTTAGAACTTTGAGTCATAGAATCCGCTGTCAAAACGCTGGTCAAAAGCCTGCGGCTCCTCCGTTCTACCGTCGTCGACGAACCCAGCCGGTAGCAGGTCCTCCTCAAACATGTTCATCTGCTCTTCCATGAGCTTCTTACGAAAGTCTGTGTTCGTCAACTCCTTAAAGAAGTTCTGCCTAGCGAGCCACCCGAACATGACGAGAGTCATCACGAGGTCGTCGTGGCATCCCTCTTCAGCCTCGTACGAGTTCTTAGACGACACGAAGGTCGATAGCTCGTTGATCGTGTCGAAGTCACGCACGATCAGCTTGTGCGTCTCGACTAGGTCCTTTAGGTTCGCGCAGCCTATCCTCTTGACAGGTGCGGTCATGCGTAGGCCGAGTTGAGACCTAGCGGCAAAGCCTCCACCGAGCTTCTGTCCGGCTCGACCCTTACTCACGGTGCTCAGGATGTTCTCGTACTCGAGCTCGAGTAGGAGAGAGTCGGCGACTTGCTGCCCGACGTCGTTCGTCTCTATGAGCGCCATCGCTCCGTTGTATATTCTACCGCATCGCGCCACGATGTCCGGAAACAATGCCGACGGTATCTGGTTGTTCTTATACTTAGCGACCTGCTCGTACGGTACGCTCGTGACGTCTATCACCGACACGGCGCTGCTGTCGCCCTCGACACCTCTGGCAGTGTCGACCGTCATTACGTACGTCTTGCCGGACTCCGGTTTCTTATACATCTCGAAGCCGATGTTGTCGCGAAACGGCTCTACGAAAGCGAGCGTGCGAAGTACGGTCGGATTGATGAGCGTGTTGGTAGAGCCGATGAACTCGCACTCGAACTCCTGGCGCCACTGCTCGAGCGAGGTGTTCTTTATGGTCTGCTCGCGGAACTTGTCGTCTCGCCCAGGCGTGTCTCTCCA